TTATCAAACTGGCGGAAGAGGCATTCAACGAGAACGTTCTGGAGGCTCATTGGAAGTGGTTCACCGACACGATGCTCTCCCGTTTGGAGGAGGGCGGGAAAATCCTCATCATCATGACGCGCTGGGCCAGCGGAGACCTGGCCGGGCGTGCGATGGAGCATTTTACAGGGGCCGGCGAAAAAGTTCGGATGCTGGTTGAAAAAGCGCTGCAGGACGATGGCACCATGCTGTGCCCCGAAATATTGAGCCGTGCAAGCTATGAGATGAAAGTGCGGCCCATGAGCCCAGAAATCGCGTCTGCAAACTATCAGCAGATTCCCATTGACCTGCAGGGCAGGCTATACCAGTCTTTCAAAACATACGCTACACTTCCCTGCAAGCCGGATGGTAAGCCTATCTCGCTGCAGATACGTAACTACACCGACACCGCCGACCAGGGCGAGGATTATCTGTGCAGCATCACATATGCGGACTACAACAACGAAGCACTTGTGCTGGATGTGTACTTTACCAAGGCCGGGATGGAAGTGACCGAAGAAGAGACCGCGCGCAGGCTTGCGGAAACAGGATGCCAGGCTGCACGCATCGAGAGCAACAACGGCGGCCGTGGATTTGCCCGCAACGTAGAGCGCATTCTGCGTGAAAAATATCGTTCAAACCGCTGCCGGATCGAATGGTTCCATCAAGGGGAGAACAAAACCGCGCGCATTCTGACGCATGCTACATGGGTGTGCGATCACATGTATTTTCCGGCCAACTGGAAAGACCGCTGGCCGGAATTTTACAAATCCATGTACAGATACCAGAAAGAGGGCAAAAACGCCCACGACGACGCACAGGACGCGGCCACAGGCGTCGCGGAGCAATTCAATAAACCAAGCGGCTGGGGGTTTTCTTCCGGCCGCATTGTGTAGCAGGAGGAAAGATGCATGCTTCAAATGAACCAGAAAGCCCTGGAGGCTTATAGCGCCGAGAATATCCAAAACCTGGTGGACAGGATCGCGCCTATTCTGGAGTACCGCCGCGAGATGTACAAGCGGTATTCCCGCAAAAACGGACTGTATGAGATCATCGGAGACGACGGCCAAAAGAAAACGGTGCCTTTTGAATACTACATCGCCAATATGGTAACCGGATACCTGAGCGGGAAAGCGCCGCAGTACAACGTGCGCTGTCGTAATTGCGGAGAGGGCGGAGCGCACGATGAAGTGTATATCCGTGAGTTCAAATCCGCCATTGACCATATTCGCCGCTACAACGACGACGGGGCCACATACATGGAGCTTGTGCGGGATTATGTCGTCATGAGCGGCGCCTATTTGTATGTGTACGAAAACAGCGACAACGAAATCGTGTATACCCGTTTCGATTCAAAGCAGACGGTGGGCATATGGGACTACTCAACGCCTGCAAATCTGGTCGGGCTTGTGCGCATGTGGGCGGAAGAGGACAACGAAGGGAATCCTCAGTCCGTAATCGAGCTTTTGGCGCAATCAGGTACGCGCACGTTCCGTTCTTCTTCGGACGGTTACAAGGAGGAAGCCGGAGACAATGGCTCCACTTTATGGGACGTCATCCCGGCCGTGGCGTTTGAAAACCCGGACAACATCGCCATTTTTGAGCCTGGCCTGAGCGACATCAAAGACTTTGAGCAGATTCGCAAAAATATCCGCAGCATGACACAGGAAAACGATGAGGCAAAGCTGCTGCTGAGAGGCTACAACTATGAGAATCAAGCCACCATTCTGAATGAGCAGGGAGAGATGGTTCCCAACCCGGCCCGCCTTGTGGAGGAACAGGCCATTCTGAACGCCCGCACCATCTCGGTGGACGATGATGGAGATATCCGTTGGCTGCTGAAGGACGTCAACTATTCCGGCTTGCTGGATGTGCTAAAAAGCCTGCACGATGAGATCACGATGCTGACAGGCGTGCCCAATATGACGGATGAGGCGTTCGCCAATGCGGACAACGCAAGCGCGCTGGGATATAAGCTGTATGCTCTGGACCAATACACGGCCAGCATGGACCGAATCTTCCGAAAGGGGTATCTGGCTTTGTGGGAGCTGATTTGCGGCCGTCTTGCCAAGAAAGGACGGAAATTTGATTTCCGCGACATTGACGTTGTGATGCAGCGGAATATTCCGACCGACAAGGATAAATCCATCAACCGGGCGGCTACAATGAAAACCAGCGGCCTGTTCAGCGACGAGACATGCATCAGCGAGAGCCAGGTGGAGGTGGACCCTGCGGAGGAGATCGCCAAGCGTGACGCCGAAGCAGCGGCGAACTATGAGCTTGCCGTGGAGCGGGCAAAGGAACTTGGAAACGAAGACGATACACCCGGACAGGATGATGACAAAACAGGCGAGGACGGGGATTTGAATGGCACAGCAAGGCCGTAACGATAATACATATAGCTTTGACGAGCTGGCCTTCTGGCGGCCCATCGATGCGGAGAACAGGCCCGTATACAGGGCGGTCCTGCGGGAAAGCCGCGCGATACAGGATGAAGCACAGGACATTCTCAACCGTTTTTCCGGTCTGTCCATGATGGGGCTTCTGCCCAAGGCGCAGGTGGAACGGCTGCACCGGGATATCACCCGCTGGAAAAAGCAGGGAGAGAGCACCGGCGAGCTGCGGCTGCTGATGCAGGACGCCCAGCGCCGAACAAGGATGCGCTGCGACGAGGCAATGCTGCTGTACCTGATGCACGCCATTTCTGACAGCTACGCCAGAATTTCAGAGACAGACCGCGACGCCCTGCAGAGTGCCACCAAAATCGTATACAAGCGCGCTTTTGCCGAGGGGAATGAAGTTACACGCCTCGGAGCAAAAAATACTCCCGGGGCCAAATTTGTGCGGGATACGCTTTCAAACAATCCATTGCCCACGGGCCTGACGTATGAGCAGGCACTGGCAGCAGATGCGGCGTACCGGGCAAGAGAAATCACCAAGCAGGCCGTTGTCGATTCATCCCAGGGGAAAGGGCTTTCCATGGACAGCGAACCGATGCAGGCTATTTTGAGGCGGCAGCGGGCATGGCAGCTCCGCGAGGTACAAAAAACGCCGGAGGGCAGATTTGCGGGCTACTACGATATGGTGATGGGCTTCATCGTGGGGCACACGGTGGTGCAGGCGTTCATAGATGCGGGCGTGAAAGCGTACCGGTTCATAGCGACCATCGACGACCGCACAACGAGCGAATGCCGGGCACTACACGGCAAGGTGTTCCGGATGGAGGATCTGAAGCTGGGCGTCAACGCCCCGCCCGTGTATCCTCCGCCGCACCCCTGCCGCAGCGTGATCCAGGCGGTGGAGGTGGATGCGCCTGATAATGCGGCGCCGCGCGATTACCGGCAGAGTGGTGCTGCCACAGCTCAAGCAAAAGCTGCGGATGTCACGATACATGGGCACACCCTTTATTCTGTAACTGATGCCGCGATACAGGCCGTGCCGAAGCCGTTTTTCCAAGGTTTATCCAACCGCATGAATACGCGGGCACAGGCTTATGCCCGGGAAATACTTTCCAGCGTGAAGGAGTTGCCGGAGGGGACAGAGGCCACTATTTCTTTTTCGTTGGACGGGTCCCTGGTGAAGCGCGCGACAGGCACCACCGACGATATGAGCGTAACAATCCAGGATTTGAAAGAACGGTACATTGCGTTGCACAACCACCCGAGCAATGATATACTTAGCCCGGAGGATGTTGCCGCACTGATTCGCCATGATAATATGGCAGCGCTTGGGGCTGTTGGCAATAAAGGGGCTCTGTTCACATGCGAAAAAGTGTTCGGGTACAATAAACAAAAAGCAATGGGCTTCTTTCAAAAAATTGCTGACCAATATCCTGCATTTCGATTCGATCTCGAACAAAGGTTTAGTTTTATGAAAATCTTTGAGGAAGGCGCTGAAAAATATGGATTACATTTTACCTCTGTCCGATAAAGTAATCAAAGTTCTGCGTGATTGCCTGGAGAAAGCAAACCCCTATACCGCAGAGGAACGCGAAACTTTGAACTATCCTGAAGTCGGGGAGTTTTTTATCGACAGGCTTCTGACGGATCGTGAGGCTGCCACATACGCTATGGACGAACTGAAAGCAGCGGGCCTCTGGACAGATGAGGACGAAAAAAAGGCATTCGGATAAACCACCACCCACGAGGAGGTGGTTTTTTCATGCCCATTTTTCGGGAAAGGAGAGGACATTATGCCGAAAATGTGCCCATATAACCGGGCGCGCGAAGTGCAGCGCTACAAGCAGAAAAATGAGCTGGACGAAAGTGGAAATATCAGCAGCTACGCCTATGAGATGCGGGTAGACTTTATCCCGCTGCCATGCACAGGGGAAGAGTGCGGGGCCTGGCGCGATGGCGCATGCCGTTATGCGTATGTAAATCTGGACAACGAATGAAAGAATTTCCTCAAATTCAATAGCACAAGGCCCACGCTTCAGCGACGGGCCTTTTGTTATACACGCATCACAAAAAATAAGCCGGCGGGCGTAAAACGCAAATAAGCCGTGCGGGCGTAAAACGCAGGAGAAGAACATGGACGAAAAGAACATCACACAAGAACAGGCCGCCGCGACGGTTCAGGACGCACAGGCCCAGGAACCTGCGGCGGGCGCCGGCGCTGCACAGCAGCCCGCTGCACCTGCTGCCGCTCAGGAGAAAAAGCCGGAGCGCACGTTCACCCGGGAGGACGTGAATAAAATGATCGCCGCAGAGGTCGGCAAGGCCCTCCAGAAGCAGCAGGAGGCCGACAGGCTGGCGAACATGACCGAGGCCGAGCGCGTACAGCACGAGCATGATG